GCGCGAGCTCGGGCCGCGGCCAGGTTGACGCACGCGCCCGAGACGCCTTAGCCTCTCGGGCAGACGCGATAGCGACACTCATTAGCGGCCTAGTCCCCCAGGGGACACCGAGAGGCGCCCAGGGGAGACCCTGTGGCGCCTTTTTGCGTTTGGAGAGCCCGGCGTGACCATGCCAGCCCCCAGCCCCACAACCCGCCTTCACGGGTGGATGCCGTGGGAGGCCTTTTTCAAGGCCGACGCGCCCAAGGGCAAGCGGCTACGCATTCGCGGCATCGTGAGCACCGAGCACCGAGACCTACAAGGCGAGGTGGTCGTGCAGGCCGGCCTCGACTGCTCCCCGATCTCGCAAGGCCGCGGGTGGTTCAACGACAATCACCGCCGCGAGACGGGCCAGGAGCTCGGCATCCCGACGAAGGTGTGGCGAACGAAGGTCAAGGGCGTACCGGCGACGGCCGTCGAGGGCTACCTGCTCGACACGCCCGAGGGCCGGCGCGTGTGGACGAACGCGCGCGCTCTCGCGGGGACCGGCCGCAACTACGGTTTCAGCGTCGAGGGCGCGATCCTCGAACGGGACGTGACCGACCAGAAACGGATCGTCCGCTCGGTTGCCCGGCAGATCGCGATCACCCGTTGCCCGGTCAACCCGAACACCGAACTTGAACCAATCGCCAAGAGCCTCACGGCGCACATGGAGAAGGCCGTCCGCTTGGGCGCCGCCTTCCCTGGCGCCAGCGGCCAGCCTGGCCAGATGGGCGCGCTGGTGCCGCAGGACCTCGGCCGTCGGGCCGACGGCCACGACGACGAAGTGCAGTTCTTCGGGGGCCTGGCCTTCGATTGGGCCGCGTTCGCGCGGTCTCACAGCGCATCGGACGCCCTCAGAAACGGGCGCCGTCGCACACGTCCCCGCCTGGAGAAATCCCAGGCAGTCGCCTATGTCCGCGCGCGGCTCCCCGGTGCCACCGACGCGCAGATCAGAACCATCCTCGCCGGCGCGTCCGGCGCAACTGGAGCGTGAACATGGAGATCCTGCCCTACCTCAAAAGCATGGCGAAGGGTGGCGACAAGGCCGCGCTGGCGTGCCTCAAGTCGATGGCCGGTGACGGCAACGACGACGCGGCCGATGCGGTCCACGAGCTCGAAGGCGGCGACGTGGACGGCGGGAACGGCTCGGAGGCCGGCGACGCCCTCAACGGCGAGTTCGGCAAGTCGGAGGACTTCGGCCCCCTGTTCGACCTCGACGCCCTCGACAACGAGATCGCGGACGCGGAGCCCTTCGCCAAGTCGGAGGACTACCCCGAGGTGCCCGACGCCCGCGAGATCATCGGCGCCCAGGATGGCGTCGCGGCCGCGATGGCGATGGACGCCGACGATCTCGTCGAGGGCTTCGTCAAGGGCGTGTCGGAGGCCATCGACCGCCTCGGTGACGCGACCCTGTGGAACGGGACCGGCGTGGAGGCGATGGCGAAGTCCGTCACCGCCATTGGCGAGATCCTGCACGCGCAGACCGACGCCCTCGGCGAGCTCCGCAAGGGCATGACCGAGCTCCGCGCCACCTTCCTGAGCCGCGGCGCCGGCCTGGCCGGCGTGGACGCGGCGCAGCCCGCGGCCCGCCCCCGTCTGCGCAAGTCGCTGGACGACGACGCGCTGGGGGCCCCCAGCGCCGGTGACGACCTGAACACGTTGCGGAAGTCGCTCCGCACCATGCGCGGCGCGACCTCCCGCGACGACACGGCGAAGCAGGCCATGATCGGCGAGGCCCTCGAAGACCTGACCATCGGCGAGACGGCGCGTGCGCGCGCCCTCGTGGCCGGCTGACACACAACCTGCGCGGCGCGTAGGGCCGCACTCGGACCACCGGGCGCCTGGCGCTCTCAGATTGGAGAAACCATCGTGGAAATTGCGGACATTTTCGGCGGACAGGCCGAGGTCACCGGCGCCGGCGTCGCGGCGGCGCTCGGGAAGGGCTCGGTGGGCGAGCTCCTCAAGTCGATGAGCGTCGGGGCGACGTTCCCGGCCCAGATCGGGGACCTCAACCCCGGTCAACTGATGGCGACGGTCCCCCAGGACCTCGACGACGTGCTCCACAACATGAGCTTCGACCCGCGGAAGCACACCTTCCTGTTCCGCGAGACCCACCACGACAAGGTGTGGAGCACGGTTCACCAGTACGTCCGCAAGCAGTCGCAGGGCTCGCTCGGCCGTCGGTTCATGTTCCACCAGGAGGGCGGCCTGCCGCCCGAGTCGGACAGCACCTACACGCTGGAGCAGGTCGCGATGAAGTTCGCCGGCTCCGTCCGGCGGCTCCCGATCCAGGCGCGGCTCGTGAAGTCCATCGCGGGTAACACCGTGAAGGCCCAGAACAAGGACGGGGCCGAAGAAATCCTCGCCGGCATCGAGTGGGCGATGCTCTACGGCAACCCGACCGTGAACCCGATGACCTTCGAGGGGATCAAGCAGTCGATGATCCGCGAGGGGATCAGCCTCGACGCCGGCGGCATCGCGCCCACCGAGGCGCTCATCGATGAGGGCATGGAGCGGATCACCGAGCGGCCCAACTGGGGCTACCCGACCGACATCCTGTGCAGCCCCCGGATGCACAAGACGATCCGGCAGGTCTACGCGCCCCGAATGCGCTCCATGCTCGGCAAGGCCTTTCACCCCAACTACAGCTTGAAGGGCATGACCTTCGATCACTGTGCCGAGGGTGACGAGGTGCGGATTCGGAAGCACCCGCTCGCCATCGAAGAAGCCCCCGTGTGCGACGAGCTCGGGGCCGGCCCCGACCCGAGCAAGCGCCCCGTGCTCCCCATCGTGATCAGCCAGCCCACGCCGGCCAACGACGCGGACAGCCTGTACGGCAACGGCCAGGCGGCGCGCGCCGGCGGCGTGGTCAAGTACCGCGCCGTGGCCATCAACGAGTACGGGATGAGCGTCCCCCTGACCCTCAACGACGCCAACATCGGCGCCGGCCAGTCCGCGCCCTTCACGATCAAGGATGGCGCCGTCCCCGGCGCGCTGAACCGGGCGACCGGCTTCATCATCTACCGCACCGAGCCGGGCCTGCTCGCGCCCACCGCCACGCAGATCGACGAGATCAGCGCGGCCAGCGGCGCGAACGTGACCTACACCGACCGCGCCGAGAACCTGCCGGGGTGCTCCGACCTGTTCCTCCTGAGCAACAACCGCGAGGCCTTGTGCTGGAAGCAGTTGCTCCCCTTCTTCAACTTCCCGCTGGGGAACCTCGACACGTCCTACCGCTGGGCGCTGCTCCTGTTCGGGGCCCTCAAGATCGCGTTGCCCCGGCACCACGCCGTGATCCGCAACGTGAAGCCCGACCTCGCGCTGCGCCAGGTCTTCGGGCCCGGCGATCAGAGCTCGGCCCAGGCCAACCTGTAGCCGGTTGAGACGGGCGCCGGCTGGCGCCCGTCTCAACCCTCCCGCTTGGGTGCGGTTGCCCGCCCGCGGCCCCTGTGCTCACACCTGCCGGGCATGGAGCGGCTTTCATGCCCACGTTCACAGCCCACAACCCTTGTGCCTCGGGGCCAGTCCGAACGTCGCATGGCGTCTTCGAGGCCATCGACGGCACAATCACATTCGTTGGCGCTCCCGAGCTCGCAGACTACTTCCGCTCGACGGGGTGGGAGGTCGTCGTGCAGACTCCACCGAAGCCCGCCGCACCGAAGCGGGCGCCGAAGCGCGGACGCAAGCCGAAGGCGGCCGCGGAGACGCCCCCGAGCGGGGGCGAGGGGTAACCGATGGCGTCCGTCCTCGACATTCTCCGCAGCCTGGGCCGCCTGGGCCTGCGCCTCGACGTGGCCGCGATTCAGCGGTCATTCTCCCGAACCTCGAACGCCCTTCACGTTGTGACCGGGCCGGCGATGCCGGTGTACGCGAACATCGAAGCGGCCCGAGGCCTCCCCTACAACGACGTGGAGCCGCTGCTTTCGCAGGCGGGAGCGGCCGCGGCCGCGGCGCCGGCCGACCCCGCCGACATCAACGACGCGGCGAAGGATGCCGCGCTGGAGACCCGGTACTTTGGCCGAGCTCGCCTGTTTTGGCGGAACACCGCCGGCGGGACGCGCACGTCGGTCAACGTGACCGTGTGGGCCCGCACGGCCCTCGGCTGGGTCAAGACCAGTGACGCGGTGGTCGCCCTGGCCGAAGGCACCGAGTGGGTCATGGCGAACGTGGCCTATCGGGACGTGTACCTCGAAACGACCCTCACCGGGGGCGCCGGCGAGGTGACGATCTACGTCGGCGGGGAGGGCTGACGTGCCGTCCCCGCTCAATTCGCCGCCGGTGTTCCTTCCCTTCGCGCCGACGCACGACACGTTGCCGTCGTCGCCCTACACGGGCCAACAGGTGACGCACGCGGCGTCGGGGGTGGTGTTCCGGTGGAACGGCGCGGCCTGGGCCGCGGCCGCGCCTGGGCGGGAGGTGGCGCCCGCTGGCGCTGGCGTGGTGGTGGGGCGACTGGTGACCGTTGTGGCTGGCCTGGCCGAGCTCACCGACCCCGCCGCGCACCTTCACTGTTCCGGCATCGTGGAGGCGGTCGTCGAGGCCCTCGCCGTCTTCCGCTTCGCTGGGCCGGTGGCCGGTTTCTCTGGCCTCACACCCGCCGCGACGATCTACGCCGGCGCCGGGGGGCTCCCCGTCGAGGACCCCGACGACGCCGAGAACGTGATCGCCGTCGGGTATGCCAGTGCGGCCGACACGATCCACGTTCAGCCGTCCGTCGGTGGGTGAGCCCTCGCGCCCGGTGGCGGCGGACCTCCTGCTCATCGCCCTACTCGACGCGGGCGGCGCGCGGCATGGTCGCGTAGTGGTCTCGGGGAACCGATGCCGGTTCCACCTTGACCTTGAACGCTTGGACCGCGAGGGCCTCGCCGACAACCTGGCGCTTCTGGCGTCGGCTGTGCGTGAGCTCCCCGAAGTTGCAACGACGGCCGACCTGGCCGACCTGTTTGAAACCTCGGTCCTGCGACAGTGGGACCGGGCCATCAAGGCCGCCAAATCGGCGGTACAACACGCCCGCAGGAGATAGCCCGTGCCCCGCAAGCCCTCACGCGCCCGCAAGACCTCAGTGTCCGAGTCGGAGGCCCGCGTAGCGGACCTGTTCGAGCGTCTCCAGGCGCACGGAAACGCCGAAATCGAGGCCTGGAATGCCCAGGTCGTCAAGATGGAGGCCGCCTGGGGCGCCTACCGCGCCCACCGCGTCGGCCGCATTCAGCGCGCAAACACGGTCCTCGGCGGCCTCAAGGATAAGCTCGTCGACTTCGGCCGCGTCGGGCAGGGCCGCGCCCCGCTCTACGCCGACCGGCGGCCCCTGGCGGACCTCTACCGCGAGGGCGTGGCGGTCCTGGGCGACCCCATCCCCGAGGACGACGCCGCAATCCTGGCCGTTCTGGGCGCCGAGGTGGCCGCATTCCTGGCCGAGTCCCCAGCCTTGCCGCCCGCACTTCCGGCGCCCACCGAGGACGACGCCGACGAACTCATCGAGCCTGAGCTCTAGCGACGGCGCCGTCCTCGGGATACGCTCCAGGCGCCCGAAAGGCCCGCACGCTCGCTCGCATAAACCCAACTGAGAGGTGCGCTTATGTCTTTCGGGACCCCCGTTTCCTTGCGCCGGTGGGATACCACCGCCAACAAGATCGCCCGGCTCAACGCCAACGACACGGACGCGAACAACGTCCTCGCCATGAACCAGATCCGCGCGGGCGAGTTTCACCTCGCGTCGGGCGGCGGCGGGTCCCCGATCTACGACGGGGCGACTGGCGCCGTGGCTGTGGCCACGCTGCGCGACAGCGGCGCGCACAACTTCGGCCTGAGCGGCGCCGCGATCACCTTCGATGGTGACGTGGTGGTGTCGGGCGATCTCATGCTCACCGGGCAGACCTTGACGGTCAACGGCGAGGTGAGCCTCACCGACTCGCACGTCTACATGAACGCGGGCTACCAGACGGCCGCGGGCCGCGCCGGCGGCCTGGCCGTGAACTACTTGCCCACCGCCACGGTGGACACGGCGAACGGCGCGGTTGCGGCCACCACCCTCGCCACGACCGGGACGGGGATCTTTGCCGCGGGCGATTTCGTGCAGATCGCGAGCTCGGACAACGGGATCGACGGCGTGTACGAGGTCGTGAGCCACACGGCAAACGTCCTGACGATCAACGGCACCCCGACCCACCAGTTCTGCGCCACGGCGATGGCCGTCGGCACCGAGGACACCGGAACGAAGCTGACGAAGGTCACCGTTTCGGTGCTCCAGGCGGGCACCGATGGCCTGTGGGAGATGGGCAAGGGCGCCACCGCGTCGGACTTGACCTCCGACCTGGAGGACCTCGGCGCCGCCGCCCTGACCGGCATCCTCGAAGACCTCGACACCCTGGGGGCGGCGGCCTCCGACGGGCAGTTCATCGTCGCCACGGGCGCGGGCGCCTTCGCCTACGAGTCCGGCGCCACCGTCCGCACCTCGCTCGGGCTGGCCATCGGCTCGGACGTGCAGGCCTATGACGCCGAGCTCGCCGCGCTGGCGGGCCTGACCTCGGCGGCCGACGGCCTGCCCTACTTCACCGGCAGCGGGACGGCCGCCCTGGCCACCATGACCGCGGCGGGCCGGGCCATCCTCGACGACGCCGACGCGAGCGCCCAGCGCACGACCCTGGGCCTGGCCATCGGCTCGGACGTGCAGGCCTACGACGCGGAGCTCGCCGCGCTGGCGGGCCTGACCTCGGCGGCCGACTCCCTGCCCTACTTCACCGGCAGCGGGACGGCCGCCCTGGCCACCATGACCGCGGCGGGTCGGGCCATCCTCGACGACGCCAACGCGAGCGCCCAGCGCACCACGCTCGGCCTGGCCATCGGCTCGGACGTGCAGGCCTACGACGCGGACCTGGCCGCCATCGCCGCGCTGGCCAACACCGACGGGAACTTCATGGTCGGCAACGGCTCGGCCTGGGTGGCCGAGTCCGGCGCCACGGCGCGCACCAGCCTCGGGCTGGGCACCGGCGACTCGCCCACCTTCGCCAACGCGACCCTGACGACGGACCTCACCGTCGCCACGATCACGGGCCAGGCGTCCTCGGTGGTGATCGGCGCGGCCTCCGACATGGTGAGCATCGGCTCCTACGGCGGCGGGAACACCCTCACCATGTACGGGTCCACCGTGTCGATCTCGGGCGACGACGGCGCCGTCGACACCATCGGCGCCGGGCTGAACTTCACGGGCGGCATGGGCGGCGCCTACAGCGCGACGAGCGCGGCGGGCGGCGGCGGCTTCAACTTCAACACCGGGTCGGGTGGGGCCGGCGGCGGGTCCGGCCTCGACGGCGCCGCCGGCGGCGATGTCTACTTCACCTTGGGGGGCGGCGGGTCGAACATCGGCTTCACCGGCGGCAAGGGCGGCAGCTTCAACGTGTCCGGCGGTCAAGGCGGCGATGCGGAGAATGGTGGCGACGTGACCTTCGACGCCGGCATGGCCGGGTCGGGCGGGTCCGACGGCGCGATCAGCATCGGCGCCAGCTACGCACTCACCCTGGCGCTGGCGAACAGCGCCACCACGACGAGCGCCTACGGCCTGTGGGACTTCGCCAACACGGGCGGGTCCACCGGGAACGCCGACTTCGACGTGGCCGGCTACGCGCAGTTCGCGGGGGCGGTCGAATTCGACTCCACCGTGCAACTGGACGGGGCGGCCACCTTCAACGCGGACGCGACCTTCGCCGACGCCGTGAAGGTCCAGTTCGGGACCGGGACCGATGCCGACATCGCCTGGGTGGACGGGTCGAGTCTGCTCGACTTCAACGTCACCGGCTCGCTGGAGATCGACACCTCGGCCGCCATCGCCATCGAGAGCTCGGGCGGGGCGATCAGCATCGGGGCCGACGCGGTGGCCCAGGCGATCAACATCGGCACCGCCGGCGCGCGCACGGTCAAGCTCGGCAACACCGCGGCCACCGTCGAGATCGACGGGCCGGTCGTCCAGCAGATCGACGAGGGCTGGGGCGTCAAGACCGGCGCGGGCGGGCTGGACGTGGCCACCAACACGGTCGGCACCGGCGCGGTGGTCTACTTCTCGGGCAACGACACGCTCAGCGGGGCCACCGCGGCCAGCAGCGGGGGTGCCGAGGATACCTTCGGCGTGTACGATGGCACGACGATTGTGGACCGTGGTCCGGTGACCATCGCGAAGAAGACGGGGGCGGCGTGGACGGCGGGCGACAAGGTGTACCTCGACCCCACCAACAGCGAGGCGACCACCACGGCCCCCAGCGGGTCGAGCGAGTGGGTGCGCAGCCTCGGCCGCGTCATGACCTCGGCGGCCAGCGGGGACGCCACCGGCCGCGTGTGGCTGACCCTCTCGGAAGACCCGATGCAGAACCCGGCGTAAGCCGAAGGGGGGCGTAGATGGCCCGACGTAAGAAGCCCGCGCCCCCCAGCTTCGGCGCCGAGGTCCCGCTAGGGGATCTCGTCGCCAGGCTGGCCGTTGCGGCCCTCGTGACGCGAGTCGGTCGCCCCCATGAGGTGCCCGCCATGCAACGCCAGGCGGACGCCTTGACGGCGGCCCTGAACTCGGTGCCGTGTCGCTTCGATCTCACCGCCACCGACGACGCCGGCGCCGAGTTACTACAGCGAGTCGAGGCCGGCGACCTGGGCGTCCTCGACGCCATCGTTCGAGCGAGCCGGGCCGGGCATGGACTCACTGTGACCCCCACGAAGGTTTCGCCATGAGCTCCCCGCCTGTGGCCAACCGCTTTGGCGTCACGGCCTCAATCGAGGACGGGCTCGCCGTCCTCTCGTTCGCCTACCAGCCGCCCGCGGTGCCTGGCCGGGAGCCGCGGGGCCCCGTCGTGGTGAGCACGCAGGCGCTCCCGCTACCCGTGGTGCGCGGCCTCCGCGCGGCCCTCGAAGAACTCGAAGTGCGCCTCGCCCAGCACGAGGTCACGACTCGCCCGACAGGGGGGCACTAGGTGGCCATCTTCGGCAAAATCGGACAGCCCGTTCGCATTCAGGCCCCGATCTACGAGCTCGACGGGGTGACCCGAAAGGCCGGCGTCGCGGCCGACGTGGACGTGCAGGTGCTCGTGGGTGGCGTTGACGCCGCCCTGGCGTCCACCGTCAACGAGATCGCCACCGACGCGGGCCCCGAGTACCTCGTGACCTTCACGCCGCTTGTGGAGGGCCTGCACACCGTCCGCATTCGCTACGCCCCGACCATGACCGACCTCGGCGACGAGGTGCAGGTGTGGCGGCACAACTTCAACGACTTGGCGGGATTTACGGTGCTCCCGCTGGCCCGCGCGGCGGTGGACGTGGGGAACGCCGTCGAGCTCCGCGTGCGCTTCGTCCTCAACGATGGCACGCCGTTTGATCCCTTCGAGCTCCGACAGGTGGTGATCACCAACGCGGACACGTCCGCGGTGCTGTGGACTATCGGCGCGGCGGGCATCGAGCGACTGGCCGAGGGCGAGTATCGCGTCTGGACCCCCGTAGCCCTCGGCGAGAGCCTCACGCTGGCGGATCGTTGGTACTTCAAGGGCTTCAACGGGTCGGAGCAGTCGCGGGGCTTCGCGCGCGTCGTGGCGGCCGTGGTGGGCGCCACCGACCTGCTCGTCACGGTCGAGCGGCTCAAGCGTCACGAGCTCGGCGGGGTGGACCTCACCGACAACGACGGAAACCCGCTGGCGCTGGAGACCTTCGAGGAATCCATCCGAGAGGCCACCGACGAGCTCGCCGCCCGGCTGGATATCAAGCTCGCGCCCGAGGTGGTCACCGAACACCACGACTACGACCTTTCCCGGTGGTCGATGTTCGGCTGGACCGAGGTAGACCACCGGCCGCTGCGCGAGGTCCTCAAGGTCGAGGCCTCATACCAGGGTAGCGGCTACGTCCTTCCGTTCCCCGTCGAATGGATCAACATCGTTGACCCCGACTTCGGGCAGTTCAACGTGGTTCCGCAGACGGGAACCCTTGAACAGTTCCTCACCATGCAAGCGGGTAACGCGGTGGGCTCGCTCATGCCCGTGTTGCACCCCGGCGGATCCCCGTGGTGGCCGAACCTCTTTCACGTCACCTACCGCGCCGGCTTCGACGTGGGGAAGGTGCCGCCGCGCATTCAGAAGGCGATTGCGCTCAAAGCGGGCATCGAGATCCTCAACATCGCCGGCGAGATGATCATCGGGTCGGGCATCGCCAGCCAGTCGATCAGCATCGGCGGCCTCTCGCAGTCGGTGTCGACGACGAGCTCGGCGACGAACGCCGGACACGGCGCGCTCATCATCCAGTTCACCAACCAACTGAAAGAGCTCATTCCGGCCATCCGGCGCCAGTACCACGGCGTGAGCTTCGGGGTGGTGTGACGTGGCCGAGTGGTGGATCGACAAGGCCGGCCAGCCGGCCAGGCGGGCGCCAAAGCACGGCGGCAAGAGCTCGGGCGTCTACTTCGATCCCGACAAGTTCGAGCGGGCCATTCAGGAACAGGGCGACCTTGTGCGCTGGGAGCAGGCGGCCCGGTGCCCGTGCTCGAACCCCACCGGCCACGCGGACCCGCTGTGCGAGTCCTGCGGCGGGCAGGGCTGGGAGTATCACTCGCCCCTTGAGATCCGCGCCATCGTCGACCGCCTGGAATTCAGGATCGACGCGCTGGAGAAGATGGGGGACTTGGCCTTCGGCTCGGTCGCTTGCACGTTGCAGCCGGTCCACCGGCTCAATTTCCGCGACCGGCTGGTGCTACTTGAGAACGTGATCGGTCACTCGGAGCTCACCCGCCGGCGCGGCCAGGTGGACCGGCTCGCCTTCCCCATCGCGCACACCACCGAGCGGGTGCTCACGAAGAACGCCGCCGGCGAGGAAGTGGTGCGCCAGTGGAAGGCGGGCGTCTTGCGCTTGCGGTTGCAGACCGGCGACCGCACGCCCGGCCCCGTGCTCCGCGAGGGCCTCGACTTCGCGGTGACGGGCGACGGGCGCATCGACTGGAGCCTCGGGGACCAGCGCGGGACCGCCCCAGGGCTCCCCGAGGGCCCCCGCGCGCCAGGTGGCGCCTACGCGGTGACCTACTACCACCACCCGAGCTACATCGTGTCCAACTGGCCCTATGCCATGCGAACGCTCCACGTCCAGCGGAAGCGCCCGAGCCCCGAGCACCTCCCCGGCCCGATCAGCGCCTTCGCCCAGCTTGAGGCCCGCCGCGACGAATTCGGGGCGACCATCGTGGAGGATCCCGGTGCGTGAGAAGGACCTCGGCGTCGAGCTCGACGCGCTGCTAGACCTTGAGGGGTGGGGGCGGACCTCGGTGGAGCTCCGCTTGCGCCGCATCCTGCGAATGGCGCGCGCGCACGCGGTCGAGCTCGCCGGGACCCGCCTCGAAGGGCCGCGCCAACAGTGGGTCGACGCCCTGGGCGAGCCGACCTTCGAGGCCCTCTCCCCCACCATCATGCGCGCGTCGCTGGTGCTGGGTGAGGGCGGCGCCGCGGGCAACGTCAAGGCCTTCGCCCACATGCTCGAAGAAGGCGCCCCCGCGTGGGATCTGCGCCTGACCATGTTCCCCGGCCGCCCCGAGAAGCAGCACCAGATCAAGCGGGACGCCGAGGGGTTTCGCTACCGTTCGATCCCGTTCAAGCACTCAATGGGCGGCGCGAAGCCCGCGGGGCACCAGTTCACCCGAACCGGCCAGCGCCCCAACAGCCTCGCCCACCGCGGAGCTCTCGACTTGGCCGGGGCCCAGGTCGTGAACCGCGCGGTGTCCGATGGGATGGCGCGGATCAAGGGCCGCGACGCCCGCCGCGCGGCGGGCCAACTTCCGCCGCACACGCGCGGCAACACGCGCACCGCGCCGGGCCTCCCGACGAAGTGGGGCGAGCGCCTCGACGCCGGCCTGGCGCCCATCCTGCGGCAACGGCACGTCACCGACATTTTCTCGGGCATGGTCCGCACCTCGAAGGACTACGAGAAGAAGCAGGACGAGGGCGGCCACATGACGTTTCGGACGATCTCGGAGAATCCGGGGACGCACCGCTACGACACCGACGGACGCGGAGGCCCAGGAGGAAAGCGCAACGTCATGGGGAACACCTCAGAGCGCAACTGGACGCACCCCGGCTTCCCTGGCGTGTTCATCCTGCGCGATACGCAGTCCTACGCCTTGAGCATCGCCGGCGAGCACTTCGGCCCGCTCGACTCGGGGGCCCCCGGTGCGTGAGCATCCAGACGACGCCCTCGGCCCGCAGGCCGTCGCGCCTGGCGACGGTGGCGCACACTCGCTGTACGCCTTCGCGGAGCGGTTGTTTGTAGAGGCCCTCGTCAACGGGGTGATCCAGTTCCAAGCGAACCCCCGGCATTGGGATGCCCTGCTCGGCTTCATTGACGAACTCGAACGGGCCAACGTGCGCCGCGTCATGGAGGCCCGCCCGCCCTCGATTCGCCACGGCTACGCGCGCGACGGGGACCCCTGGCCGGTGATCGGGGTCACGCTGGGATCTGAGGTCCCGAACCTCGACGTAGCGGGGGGCGTGCTGGCGGTCGAGGATGGCGTGCTGGAACTCGGGGAGATCCGAACGCAGAACCTCGACTTGACGATCTACGCGGACAATCCCGATCTGGCGCTGTACCTGTATCACTGGACGAACTACGTCCTACTCGCGCACACCGATTGGCTGCACCGGCAGGGTTTGATGATGCCGCAGTTCACCTCGGGGCAGGAGCTCGCGCCCGACCCGCGATACCTCCCCGAGACGTGCTATCTTCGGCGCGCGACTTGGCAGGTGACCGGCGAAGTGTACGCCGCGATCCCCATGCGTGACCCGCCGGGGCGGGTGTACGCAGCGAACCCGACGGCGGTCGTAGACGGTCACCGCGGGCTGATCCGAACCGGAGGTGCGGAATGAGTGCGAGCTCGGTGCAGACGACGAAGGGCTCAACCCACGTCCCCGGCGTCTATAACGAAACGAAGGTCGTCGGCATCCCCCTCGCGACGCCTGGCGCAAAGGTGCTCGTGCTCATCGGTGAGGCCGAGGGCGCGGAACCGGGCAAGATCCACACCCTCACGCGGCCGGGCGCGGCCCGCGCGCTCTTTCGCTCGGGTGACCTGCTCGACGCGGCCCTCATGGCCTTTGACCCGAGCCGCTCGGCGAAGATCACCGGCCGCCCGGCGCAGGTGTTCGCGTACAAGACGAACCCCGCCACGCAGTCGGCCGTCACCCTCGGGAACGGGGACGGTGACGCCCTCGTGCTCACCAGCCGCGATTATGGCCTGTTCACGTCGCGCATCGGCGTTGACCTGACCTTGGGGACGAACCAGGGCTTCAAGGTGGACGTGGAGCTCGACGGGAAGACCGAGAGCGCCGACGACCTCGGCGGCGTCGCGGCCTTCACCGCCGACTACGCCACCACCGGCGACGCCGCCACCATGCAAATGGTCGTGAGCGACACCGAGATCCGCGCGGACTACACGGTGGCCCGTGCCGGCCTGGCGATCACCGACCCGGCCGCGGCCGGACTCGTCGAGGTCCTGAGCTCAAGTGCCTACGACGCGCACCAGCGCGTCACCGTCTATGGGCTGGACGCCGGCGGCGATCCGGTCTTCGAGGTCTTCGCGCTCAACGGCGTGACGGCCGTTGTCGGGTCGCAGACCTTCGGCCAGGTCACCGGCTGGCGCGTGGATGGCGCCACCGCTGGCGTGATCACGGTGCAGGAGGACGGCGCGGGCGGCGTGCTGGACACCACCGCGGCCACGCTCAGCGTGGCGGCCACCGGCAAGGTGGAGGTGGTGAGCACCGACGCCGACGACACCGGCCGGATCATCGTCGAGGGCCTCTCCGCGGCCGGGAACCCCATCGCGGAGACGCTCACCCTGGCCGGCCTGGGCGTGGTGGCCGGCGCGCTCGTCTTCGACAAGGTGACGCGCGCGCGCCTCGTGGGCGTGGCCGAGGGCAACGTCTCGGTGCGGCAGAACAGCGACAACGCGGTCGCCTTCACCATCGCCGCGGGCAGTCTCACCGCGGGCGTGGACATCAACGAGGGGCTGTACCTCCCCGACGCGATGGCCTTCGACTCGGTGATCAGCACCATCCTTGACGCGGCCAGCGTGGGCGCCGTCCTCGTGGTGCGCGGGCTGAACCGGGCCGGCGCCGCGGTGGCCGAGAAGGTGGCCCTGCTCGACTCGGCCGTGCTCACCACCGCCGACGTGGTGCAGGTGACGCAGATCGAGCTCGGCGCCCTTCCGGTGGCCCGCACGGTGACCCTCTCGGGAACCGCGGCGAGCTCGAAGGTGGCCGAGCGGCCGCTACTGCGCGACGCCGTGGCCTACTTCAACGCCCTTCCCGGCTTCGCCGCGGCGACGGCCTCCCCGGCGGCCTTCAAGGTGGTGGACCTCGACAGCGCCAGCCAGTCGATCCGAAGCGCGACCCCCGTCGACTTCGGCGCCGATCTCGTCGCCCTCGTGGGGTGGTTCAACGCTTCGAGTCGACTCGTCTCGGCCGCGGCCAGCGCCGGCGCCACCGGGGCGCCCTCAGTCCTCGCACAGCGCGCCTACCTCGTGGGCGGGGCCGAGGGCACCACGGCGATGGATCATTGGCGCGCGGCCCTCCTGGCCGCGAAGAAGGCCACCCTCGACGCGGCCTTCAAGGCCTCCCGCCAGGTGATCGTTCCCCTGAGCGACTCCGATGCGGTCCACAACCTGATCAACGGCGAGCTCCGCGCCCGCGACGGCGTGCATGAGGCCGCCGCGTTCCTCGGGCTCGCCACCACGAAAGACAAGGCCGCGATCAAGACCGCGATCCGCGCCGGGAACAACCGGCAGATCGCGTTCAGTGCGCAACAGGTGGTGGCCTTCGACGACAGCGGCGCCGAACGCACCATGCCGGCGTGGTCCTGGCCCGTGCTCCTGGGCGCGCTCATGTGCGGCAGCCGCACGGCCGAGCCGCTCACCGAGGCCGAGGGCAACACGATCCGCACGGTGAACCATGCGTCGTGGGATGCGGTCGACGACATCGAGGAAATGATCGCGGCCGGGCTGATCGTCGTGCATGGGCGCCAGGTGGTGCGCTCGGTGTCCTCGTGGCTGGAGGACGACAATCGGTACTACACCGAGGTCTCCACGAATGAGAGCCTCGACGACTCGGCCTTCAACATGCGGCGCGCGCTGCGCCCGCTGGTGGGGGCGCCGGACTTCGACGGGAGCGCCTCGACGCTCCGCTCCGCGGCCTTGGCCGAGCTCGAACGGCAGGTGACCCGCGGCGAGATCAAGACCTTCAACCCCGAGGGCGTGGTCGTGACGGACATCGGGGACGGCTTCGACGTGGACTATGAGATCGAGCCCGTCGAGCCGATCAACTTCATCCGGCCGACCGCCTACGCTCAGCCGCTCTCTGTCCGCATCTAGGAGGACCGATGCCCAACGCGAACACCGGAATTCAGCGCGGCGCAGTCCAGCACGGCGCTCGCGGCTACCTCACGGTTGGGGGAAAGACGGTCGGCTATGTGCAGTCCGTCTCCTGGCAAGAGGGCACCGAGTTTCAGCCGCTCGACGTGCTCGACAACTTGGAGACCGAAGAACACGTCCCGGTGGCCTACACCGTGTCGGGGTCCGTCTCGCTGGTGAAGGTGGTAGACCGCTCGCTCAAGCGGGCCGGGATTCAGACCCCCATCGCCCAGGTGCTCGGGGCGGGAACGCTCACCATCGAGATCAAGGACCGCCCGACGGATCAAGCTACCAACATCATCGAGGGCGTCCGGTTCAGCACGAAGTCGGGCAACATGGCGAAGCGCCAGATCACCGTCGAGAATCTCCAGTTCGTCGCGCTTCGGATGCGCGACGAGTCGGGGCTGGTGTAGCAGCACCGCCCCCCCCCACCCGCACCCCGGCCAGGCCGGGCCTCACGACCAGGGGTAGACCATGACGAAGACCGACGACGCCGCCGCCCTCCTGGGCGAGCTCGACGAAGCCGCGGCCCTCCGCGAGCTCACCAGCGCAGGCAAGCCCACCGACGCCCC